CAGCTTGCGCTTGTCCTCGGCCGTCGCGCCGGGATGATATTTGCCGACGCGCAGCGGCATCCCGTAGACGTCCAGAAACGTCATCCAGTCTTTTAACGAGAACTGCTTGAACAGCCAGCTCCAGGCGCACAGCCAGGCATAGCCGCCGCGAATGGGAATGCCGCTCTTGATCTCCGGCTTGTGCACCACGAATTTGCCCGGCGGCAGCGCCGCGCCGTCGATTGTCCCGAGCACGGCGAGGCGGACTTCGGTGCGCGAGACATAATCGAAGGTGAAATATTTGGGATCGCGCCAGATATAGGCCACCGGCTTGAGCAGGCCGTCCTCGACCGCCCACATGATTTCGGTGACCGAATAGCCCTTGCCGAATGCGTCGACCATGCTCTTCATCAGCGCGCGGAAACTCGGCGCCGCGACCAGTTCGCGCACCGCCTCGACGACATGTTTTTCCACGCCGCGCGCGCGGTCCTCCTCGATCGACGGCGCCAGCCGCGCCACCTGCCGTTTGCGCGTGGAAAGCACGGCGAGATAATGCAGGTCGCGCTCCTCCATTTCCTCCGCCAGGGCGAGGAAGGACCGCAAGTCGCCGCGCTTGGTGTTTTGCAGGATGGCGGCGAGCCGCTCCGGCGACAGGCCGCTGGCGACCGATTGGTCCCAGAACGAGCGCACGCCGATCAGTTCGGGGCGCGCCAGCTCCTCCGCCAGTTCGTCCTTCTCGGGGATCGACAGCGCGCGGTCAGGGATTTGGCCGTTTTCCAGCAGCGGCGAGGGGCCGTGCATGCCGGGCTCGCCCTCCGGGGCCTCGCCGGCGAAGGGTTCGATCGGATCGAGCGATGCCACGCCGCGACCCTTGTTTTTCTTCTTCGCCATCAATAAAGCCCTCTCGGATCGACCAGACCGTCATCCTCCGCCCGGTCGCGGTCGCGCCGGTCCTCGTGCGCGGTCTGCGCGCTCTCGTAACCATAGTCGTGCAGCGCCGACCGGCTGGCGGCATGGGCCAGCATCAGGGCGACGGCGGCGTCGCCGTGGCGGTCCTTTTTCACGCCCGAGCGCAAAGCCGGCATGAACGGCACGCCCGCCTTGACCTGGACGAGGCGGAGATCGGCGACGATCTCGGCGTCGGCGGGAATTTCCAGCATGTCGTCTTCAAAAGCGCTTTTGACCGGCTCGGCGTTCTCGCGATACCAGGACACGTTGAGCATGACGGCCTCGGCGCGCAGCTCGCCCAGCTCCTGTTGCGCGGCCTCGGCGACGGCGAAGCCGAGTCCGGTGGCGTCGCCCTTGAACCCGCAAAAGCGAGGCAGCCGCTTGAAGATATAGCTTTGCACCTGCTTCTGGCAGTCGAAGGGAATGGCGCGCATCTCGACGACAAAAGGCGTGGTGCGCTTCAGCGTGCGCTGGATCGCCAGCGGCCACAGCACGGTCAAATCCGACACGCGGCCATAGTCGCCACCCATGAAATGCATCAGCATTGGGTCGCATTCCATGAGGAGCGGCAGCAGCTCGCGCTCGCACCAGGCGTCGATGTCGGCGCGGCGCAAATGGTCGGGCCAGAAGGTGAATTCGCGCGGCCGGGTCAGCCGTCGCACCGGAACGCCCTTGGCCGCCCGCGCCTCGATCAACGCGGCCGAAAGCCACGCGCCCTCGCCTTCGCTGGGGATGCAGAACAGCTCCTCATCCGCCGCGTCGCCATATTCGCGGATGATGCCGGCGCGCCAGGCGGCCTCCGCCTCGACGCTCCATTGTTCGCCGGTCCTCAGGCAAACCCGCTTGTAGAGCCCGTCGCGCAGGGCGTCATCGAAATCAAACCGGCAATAGCCATAGCCCTTGGAGCCGCTCCGGGCTTCCTTGACCAGCTCGTTGTAATAATTGCCGTCGCCATTGTGGGTCGAGATGACCAGAACCTTGCCGCCCCAGATCAGCAGGGCGAGCGCGGCCTTCATCAGCTCCTTCAAATCGTCGTGGAAGGCGGCTTCGTCGATGATGACAAAGCCTTGCCGGCCGCGCAGCGAACGCGGACGCGAGGCCAAAGCCACGATCTCGTAGCCCGAGGCGAAGGCGATGCGGAAGGCCTTGATCGCCTTGTCCGGACCGCCATCGTCGAACATGAACTCTTGGCAGGAGCCGACCAGAACCTCGTTGAAGGCGCGCGCCCACATGGCGCAGCAGTCGATGAACTCCCGCGCCATATCGAGATTGTAGCCGATATAGAGCGAGTCCATGCCGCCCTGGCCGACCGCGCTGGCGGAGGTGAGCACGGCCTGCGCGCCGATCCCCCAGGTGGCCCCGGTGCGGCGGCTCTTTTCCACGATGGTGACGCGGAAGGCGGTGACGGTCGCCAGCAGCTTCTGCTGGTAGGGCAGCAGAATGGCGTCGAGGCTGTCGCCGGCGTCGATGCCCTGCGCGAGGGAATCAAGCCGCAGCTTGCGCCATTCCGCCTCGGTGATGAGGCGGGCGCCGGCGACCTGGTCGCGGGTCGGGAGGGCGCTCATGAGGCGCTCCTCTTCGCCGCAGCGCGTTCCGCCTCATCCTGCGCAATGATCAGGATTTCTGTCGGAATCTGCCGACGATATTTGTGCACGAGCCGAAGCAGCGTTTCTCTTTGCCGTTCCGAGAAATCGACGTGACCACCCCGGACGCGCTCTGCCAGATCACGGACAAACTTCTTGTCCCAGCAGCCCGGTTTGAAGGTGCAACTGGTTAGGTTGATGACCATGAGGACGTAAGGAGTCGTACTCACTCACACCCCCTGCGCGAGCGGACGAACCCAGATGACGCGCCCGCAAAGCCCATTCCAGACCCATCCGCCGCCGTTGAAATCGGTCCAGTAACCGACGCACCATTCGCGCCAGCGCTCCTTGTCAGCGCCCTTGGCGTACCGATACATCCAATGCTCGACCAGCAGCTCGACCTGTTCGTCGATTTCCTTGGGCCAGCAGAGTTCCGGCATGCCGCGCCCGAGTTCGTCCGAGGCCTGCATCTCAAGCCCCCTTCTGGATAACGCCGAGCTGCTCCATGATCTGGCGGCGCGCGTCGGCGCTGATGCCGGCCGTCTTCGAGACCGCCTCGACGGCCGCGCCCACCTTGCCCTCGAATTCCGCCAGCGCGCGGCGCTTGGCGTCGCCCGAAAGCCTCTGGCCCTCAATGGTGTGCTTGTAGGCGCGCGACAGCTCCATCGCGCCTTTGGGGTCGAATTCGTCGGCCTCGCGGTCGAGCAGCTCCGTGATCAGCGTCTTGATCAGCTCGCCGATGACGATGTCGGCCTCGGCGATCTTCTCCGGCGTGAACTGCGGGGCGATGCCTTCGAACAACGCACGCCTCTCCGCGATCTTCTTGGAGGCCTTTGCGATCCGGATTGAACGGCGATTGAAGGCCGATTTCGAGATCAGATCGAGGCCCTTGTCGGCCAGCCGGCCGTTCAGCTCGGCCAGGATGTCGGACTGCGTGCGCTTGCGCGCGTTCAGCTCGCCCATCGCCCAGGCGATGTCCGGCTCCGCATCCTCCGGGAGCAGGTCGAGCGAGGAGAGCCGGCCGCGTCCCTCCGCCATTTACGCCTCCGGCGGGCTGGGCCGCTTCACGCCCGGCAACACGACGCGGCGTTCGACATGATCGAGGCCGCGCGCGGTCAGGGTGGCGATCTTCACCGTGGCCACGTCCTGCACCGTGATGGCGCCCATTTCCGCCAGCCAGCCCAATTGCAGGTGCAGCCAGTCGCGCGTGCGGTTTATGCCCCACAGCGCGTCCAGTTCGTCGCGCAGCATTGACGAATTGATCCGATGGTCCGGCTGGTCCGCCAGGCTGCGCAGGATGACGAGCCGCGCCTCTTCTTCCATGATTTTCGCGAGGCTCATCGTCCGCCCTCAAGCAACACATCCTGCATCCGGCGCGCGATTTCCTTGATCGGCCGGACGCTCTCGATCACGACTTCCAGCTGCCCGGAGATACGGGCGATATCCAGCTCCAGCTTGTGCGTCGTGTCCTTCGACGGCAGATGCGCCAGTTCCGTCTCCACCTTCTGGAGCCGCGTGTCATGCCTGTCCTGGCGCTTGTCGATCGCCTCGATCACGTCGACGGATGGCTGGCCGGCGACGTCCGATTCCAGTTGCTGGATCCGTGTTTCCAGCCCGTCGATCTTGTCTGTCCGCCGGTTGATCCAGGCGATGACAATGGCCGCCAACGACAGCACGACCGCGCCCCATTGCGCCATAGTCCCTGAATCCATCTAAATCCCCATCAGGCGCCCGAGGCGCGTTAAAACGCTTGAGAAAACGGCGAGGAACGCATCGTCCCGCGCCGGAAGAACCAAAAACCCTTCCGCCTCCAGGCGGTCGATCTCGCCCTCGACGATCAGGGCGTATTTGCGCCAGATCGCCTCATCGTCGTCGTGGGCGAATGTGGACAGCTTGGCCGCCGGCATGTCCGGGTCAAAGCCGCCCGCGGTCGCCCGCTGGCGCGCCGCCCGTTCGATCAGCGCGGCCCGGCTCATTCGTCGAGCGCGGACAAATAGAGGTCGAGGATTTCCTCTTCCTCGCTGCGTTTCGCCTCGTCCTGTTTGCGCAGACTGATGACCTGCCGCATGATCTTGACGT